AAACAGTGTTAGCTTATTGAAGAAAGAAGTTCTAGATACATTAATCAATAGTAAATTAGGTGACGAACTTCTTAAACTAGGAACAAGTTTTAGTACTTTATTCACACAATTGTTTGGAGATAGTGAAACAGGCACATCTGGCGCAGCAGGAAAGTTATCAGGAGCATTTGACAGTTTTGGCGAATCACTAGTTGGAGAAAACGGAACACTTACTAATATGGTAAAAGCAATACAAGCGGAAGTTGATTCATTTACTGGATTTGTTAAAGCCGGCGGCGATCCAATGTTATTCATTAGAAATAGAATAGAAGAAATGTTATTAGGCACAATTGAAGGCAAAGACGGAATGCGTAAAGGTGGATTGTTAGAAAAAATATCAAACGGCTTTACAGCTATCCTTGATGGTGCTCAAGCAATGATTTTTGAATACATGGGTTTTCAGCAAGGTACTGGACAAACCATAATGCAGCAGCTGATAGAAAAAGTGTTTGGACCTGCAACTGAAGGTCAAGAAAACATGAATATTTTCAGTAGGATTATTGACGAAACAACAACAGGTATTCAAAGTGCCTTTGCAAGTGAAGCATTTCAAACAAAATTAGATTCTATTGTTGATACACTGAAACCTATAATGACAGATGCAATTAGAAAATTAATGAAAGCACTAAATGATACTTGGCTTGGTTATATTATTCCAAATAGTAGTTTTGAAAGTCCTGATGATGCACGTCAAGCAGAAATTGACAATCTTGGTAAACTTATATTAAAACAATTAGAACAGACTGCTGAATTAGATCCTGGAATAAATGCAAAGGCTATAGAAGCAACAAAAAAAATGCTTGCAGATTATAAAGGAATGACAGGCGGAACTGAATTTGCTATTCCAGAACAGTATTCCAATTTGCCTTTGAGACGTGTCGGAACACTGAAAGCCACTGGTAAAATGACAGAACCAAAAGACACTAATGCAAGAATTCATGCAGGAGAACGTGTTTTAAATGCAAGCGAAGCAGGTGCCGTGAATGACTTGCCAGGCGCAATCAAGCAGCTAAATACACTTACAGCCCAAGTTAGAGATTTAATGGCACAGAGTGTGCAGTACCAAGAGAAGACTGCAAGAGGCATAAGAAAATTAGGAAGTGATATGATAGCATGAGTTGGAAGAAATATTTTACACCAGTACCAACATCTGCAAACACAGGCGGCAGTTATTCGCCTTTCAGCTTTACAAAAGGCCAAGGTGTAGGCCCTGCGGCTGCAAACTACAGCAGTCATCTTCCTGATGTTTATGTTGGATCACCTAATCGTGTTGAGCGTTATGGTCAGTACAACACAATGGACAATGACAGTGAAGTAAATGCTGCACTAGATATCCTTGCAGAGTTTTGCACACAGAAGAACAAAGAAAACTCGACACCATTTAAAATTGAGTTTAACAAAGCAGCAACCAATTCAGAAGTCAATATTCTTGGACAATACCTCAAACAGTGGTGCAAGATCCAAGAGTTTGAAACACGAATGTTCAAAATCATTCGCAACACCTTCAAGTACGGTGATCAATTCTTTATTAGAGATCCTCAAAGCAAAAAGTGGTTTCATGTTGATCCGGCTAATGTAACAAAGATTATTGTAAATGAAAGTGAAGGCAAGCGTCCTGAGCAGTACATTGTAAAAGACATCAACGTCAGTTTTGAAGCATTAGCAGCAACAAAGATCAACACCAACACTGCTTATGGTCCTGGTGCTAATACCCAAGGCTATCAGACACTTGACAACAAGTACATGACAGGCAGAACACCTGATCAGAACAGCAGTAGATTCAGCACAGAAGCAAACGAGACTGCTATTGATGCAGAGCACATGATTCACATGAGCATGAGCGAAGGATTAGATCAAAACTATCCATTCGGTAATAGTTTGCTTGAAAGTATTTTCAAAGTTTACAAGCAGAAAGAACTGCTTGAAGATGCGATTATTATCTATCGTGTCCAACGTGCGCCAGAGCGCAGAGTATTCTACGTTGATGTGGGCAACATGCCTTCACACCTTGCTATGCAGTTTGTGGAACGTGTTAAAACTGAAATACATCAAAGACGTATCCCAAGTAAGACAGGCGGTGGTCAGACAGTTATAGACAGTTCATATAATCCGCTGTCAATCAACGAAGACTACTTCTTTCCACAGACTGCTGAAGGACGTGGTTCAAAAGTTGAAACACTGCCAGGTGGTACCAACCTAGGTGAAATTGATGACTTGAAATATTTCACAAACAAACTGCTACGTGGTTTGCGTATTCCTTCAAGTTACTTGCCAACAGGTGCAGATGACAGTGCAAGCCAGTACAATGACGGGCGTGTAGGCACAGCATACATTCAAGAACTACGTTTCAACAACTACTGCGAACGACTACAAAGTATGATCACTGAAGTGTTCAACAATGAATTTAAATTGTACTTGACACAAAAAGGTGTTAATATCGATGTAGCAATGTTTGACTTGAGATTACAGCCTCCACAAAACTTTGCAAGTTATCGTCAAGCAGAACTAGACAACAACAGAATTAGTACATTTTCGCAGATGCAACAGATTCCGTTTATTTCAAATAGATTTGCATTGGAAAGATTTTTAGGACTGAGCAAAGAAGAGATTGCACAAAACGAAAGATTATGGCGTGAAGAAAACGATGAATTCTTTGATATGCCAGGATCAGATGCATCAGCACAACTGCGTGACGCAGGAATTACAGGCAGTGATATCACTGCTGATGCAGAGGCAGCTGACGGCGATGAAATCACAGGCGATGAAGATATTGCAGCAGGTGCAGAAGCAGGAGGAGACACAGCGGACGCTAATGATCCGTTTAGTGCATAAATAATATTATGATACTACGTGAACTATATTACTTTGATAAAAACACAATGGAACCTGTTGAAGATCTTCGCTATGACGAAAAAGATGACGACAGCGTAGTAGGCATGAATGATACAAGGAAAACTCGTTTGACTTTGAGGGACATTAACAAAGCTAGACGAGCAGAAGAAGCGCACAGACAAGAAGCAACAAAAGATCTAGAGTACGTTAGGGCTATGTACGGGCTTCAGGCCCAAGGAACTGAAGAAGCAGTTTAAGGAGACTGTATGAAGCCCAGCAGAAAAATCTACAAATCAGGCGAATCTAAAGAGGATCGCAAAGCAAGACTACACCAACAAAAAATAGCAGCAGGCGCCTATAGAGAAGGCGAAAACAAAGAACAGCGTAAAGCTAGACTTAAAAGAGAAAAGGGTGTTGTTGAACAAACAAAAAAATCGCAATCAAAAACTCAACCAACACCTAAACCAAAAAACAAACCTAGACCTGTAACAAACAACACTGCACAAAGAAGCATACCGCCTACAATTGAAAAGAAAATTGCAGAGCAACAATCTTATCCTACTGAAGATATTTCATTTGTGCTAGGTAACGGTACTAGTAGACGCAGTATTGATCCAAACGAACTGAAACTACGTGGCACACTGTATGGTTGTAATGCACTTTACAGAACTTGTTCTCCGCATTATTTGATTGCAGTTGATACTAAAATGGTTAGAGAAATTTCAAATGCAGGTTATCAATTAAAGAACAGCACTTGGAGCAACCCTAACAAATACAGTAGAAGTATACAAGGATTAAACCTTTTTAATCCCAATTTAGGTTGGAGCAGTGGACCAACAGCACTGAATTTTGCAAGCATAAATGGCTCTAAAATCATCTATATTCTAGGATTCGATTATCAAGGATTAGGCAAAAAACATGAACTTGTCAACAACATGTATGCTGGTACTGAAAACTACAAACGTGAATCTGATAGAGCAACATATTTTGGTAATTGGCAAAGACAGACTTCTATGGTAATAAAACGAAACCCATCAATTAGATATATAAGAGTGGTAGAAGATACAGAATATTTTACACCGGAGAATTTAGTAGGATTACCTAATCTTGAGCACATAACTATAGCAAAATTTAAGAAAATTTTTAAATTATCCTAGGAGTACGTGAAAATCGGCTGTTTTGAGCCTATTTCTACGTACTTTTTTGTATAATGTGTAAATATAATAGACAGCCTTGTAAAAAACATATTAAAGGAGATTAACATGACTGATCGAGCAAAGTTCGAGGAAATGCTTGAGCGTCTTATCGCAGAAGATAAAGCAGGCGCAGAAGAGCTTTTCCATGAAATCGTGGTAGAAAAATCACGTGAAATTTATTCAAGTATCCTAGAGTCAGAAGAAGAAGTAGATGAAGCTGACGAAGAAATGGACGAGTCAGAAGACGATCTAGATGAAGCAACTGATGAAGAAGTTGACGAATCAGAGGACGACCTAGATGAAGCCGCAGAGGATGACTTAGACGAGTCAGAAGAAGAAGTTGACGAGTCAGATGATGACCTAGACGAAATGTTTGGTCTAGACGAATTAGAAGCAGAAGCAGATCCAATGGACATGGACATGAGTGATCCATCAGACATGGACGATGCAGAAATGGACATGGACGGTGACGACGAAGGCGACGACGAAGAAGCTGAAGGTCCAGAAGAAGCAATGGCAGATCTAAAAGACGCACTTGCAGCTCTAGAAGCAGAATTTGAAAAAATGATGGGCGACGAAGAGCCAGGCGACGAAGATCCAGAAGAAGAAGCAATGGAAATGCCATTCGAAGCAGCAGATGAAGAAGTTGACGAAGCATCAGAAGAAGAAGTTGACGAAGCAGCTGACGAAGAAGTAGAAGAAGCAACTGACGAGATTGAAGAAGCAGCAGACAAATCAGCAGCAGAAATCATGCGTGAGTATGTAAACAAAATGGCAGACGAGCCAAAAAAAGGTGACAACGGTGCAAATGCAAAATCAGTAGTTGCAAGCAAAAATGACATGGGCGGCACAGCATCAAACATCGTAGCTGGTGATACAGCAAGCGACGGCGAAGCAGGCAAAGGCTCAAAAGTCAAAGGCGCAGCACTAAGCGGTCAAAATGCTAAGGAAGATAACGCTGGAAACAGAAATGTCAAAGGCGGAACAAGTGCCAAATCAGGCATGAAAAACGAACCTGGTCATGGTTCTGAGAAATCAGGCAAGCCAGAGCAAGCAGCCAATAAAAAATCAATTATGGGCAGCTAAGTAAGGACTGACGGATGAACCTACTAAGAGAAAATTTGAGTTTCGATAAGGCGAAGATGGTCGTTGAGTCTGCTAACGAAGGCAAAGACCTTTTTATGAAAGGTATTTGTATCCAAGGCGGAGTACGAAACGCCAACCAGCGTGTTTATCCCGTAAATGAGATTAGCAGGGCTGTCACCACGCTCAACGAGCAGATAGCCGAAGGTTACTCAGTTTTAGGGGAAGTAGATCATCCAGATGGACTTCAAATTAACCTGGACCGTGTGTGCATTATGGTAGAAAGCATGTGGATGGACGGTGCAAATGGTTACGGAAAGTTGAAAGTACTACCTACGCCGATGGGAGGCCTAGTAAGAACAATGCTGGAAAGCGGAGTTAAATTAGGTGTCTCATCGCGAGGCAGTGGCGAAGTTGATCCTACGGGAAATGTCAACGGCTTTGAAATAATCACTGTGGACGTTGTGGCACAGCCCAGCGCCCCTGGTGCGTATCCTACACCAATTTACGAGCATTTGATGAACGAAAAAGGTGGATACAAGGCAATACTCACTTCAAAAGAAGTTCAAGGCGACAAACAGGCACAAAAATATATTGCAGAGAGTCTATTAAATATAATAGACAGGCTCCAATAAAAGGAGAAAATAATGGAAGCACTACAAGCCCTTTTAGAGAGTGATGCAATCTCAGAAGCAATGAAAACAGAAATTCAAGAAGCGTGGGAAACAAAAGTTCGTGAAAACAAACTTTCAGTGACCGCCGAACTTCGTGAAGAATTTGCTACAAAGTACGAACACGATAAAGGTGTTATGGTTGAAGCAATTGACACACTTGTAAGTGAAAAACTAGCAGAAGAAATGGCAGAATTCCATGAGGATCGCAAACAACTTGCTGAACAAAAAGCAAAGTATGCGATGGCTATGCGTGAAAACGCAGACCTTATGGGTGCATTTGTGAAGCAGACACTTGTAAAAGAAGTTTCTGAGCTACATGAAGATCAGAAAGCAATGGCAAGTAAATTTGCTATGCTAGAAGAATTTGTTGTAGAACAACTTGCAACTGAACTTGCAGAGTTCCAAGAAGACAAAAAAGATCTTGCCGAAACAAAAGTACGCTTAGTACGTGAAGGCAAAGAACACTTGGCAAAAGTCAAAAAAGACTTTATCCAAAGAAGTGCTAGTGCAATTCAAGAAACAGTTGCTAATGCTCTAACTACAGAGATCAAGCAATTGAAAGAAGATATTGACACAGCACGTCAAAATGATTTTGGACGTAAGATTTTCGAAGCATTCGCTAATGAATACATGGGTTCACACCTAAACGAAACATCAGAAACTAAGAAATTACTTACCGTTGTAGATGCTAAAGACAAGCAAATTGCTGAAGCAAAAGCATTGGCGTTGAAAGCTAAGAAATTGGCAGAAGACAAAAATGCTGAAGTAAAGCGTTTGGTTGAAGCACAGCAACGAGCAAAGAAAATGAACGAACTCGTTGGACCGTTGAGCACGGACCAAAGAGAAATTATGACAGACTTACTGGAATCAGTACAAACTACCAGACTACAATCTGCGTTTGACAAGTATCTACCAGCGGTTATCAATGGTAACACTCCAGCAAAGCAGAAGGCAACTTTAACAGAGGCAAAAGAAGTAACAGGCAATAAACAAACACAAAGTTCTACAGAACCAAGCGACAATAATGTTTTCGACATTAAACGCTTGGCAGGAATATAAGGAGAAAGATATGTCAGAACTATTAGAAAGTCGCTGGCAGGAGACCAAAGGTGCCCTAGTTGAAGGCCTATCAGGCAACAAAAAAGCTGTGATGGAGTCAACACTTGAAAACACTCGTCGCCACTTGATGGAGACAGCAACAGCGGGCGCAACTTCTGCAGGTAACGTAGCAACACTAAACCGTGTGATCCTTCCAGTGATCAGACGTGTTATGCCAACAGTAATTGCAAACGACCTAGTTGGTGTTCAACCAATGACAGGTCCAGTGGGTCAGATCCACACACTACGTGTACGCTATGCGGACACAGCAGGTTCAGGTGCAGCAGGCGCGGTAACAGGCGAAGAAGCACTATCACCATTCAAAATTGCTGAAGCATATTCAGGTAACACTTCAGATGGTAAAGCAGACGCAACTGCGGCACTTGAAGGTGCAGCTGGTAACAGACTAAGCATCCAGATCTTGAAACAAACTGTTGAAGCGAAATCACGTAAGCTATCAGCACGTTGGACATTCGAGGCAGCACAGGACGCTCAGTCACAGCATGGTATTGATGTAGAAGCAGAAATCATGGCTGCTCTTGCACAAGAAATTACTGCTGAGATCGATCAAGAGGTTATTAACTCATTGACAACATTAGCAGGTACAGGTTCAGAAACATACGACCAGTCAGGTGTTTCAGGTACAGCTACATTCGTTGGTGACGAACACGCAGCTCTTGCAGTTCAAATCAACCGTGTATCAAACTTGATTGCACAGCGTACACGCCGTGGCGCAGGTAACTGGGCAGTTGTTTCACCAACAATGCTAACAGTGCTACAGTCAGCAACAACATCAGCGTTTGCACGTACAACAGAAGGCGCATTCGAAGCACCAACTAACACAAAAATGGTTGGTACATTGAACAACGCAATGAAAGTATATGTAAACACATATGCAGCAGACGATGACGTACTAGTTGGTTACAAAGGTACATCAGAATCAGACGCAGCAGCGTTCTACTGCCCATACATCCCATTGATGTCAAGCGGTGTTGTACTAGACCCAGATACATTCGAGCCAGTAGTTAGCTTCATGACACGTTATGGTTATGTCGAACTAACAAACACTGCATCGTCTTTGGGTAACGCAGCAGACTACCTAGGTAAAGTTGAAGTAACAACTTCAGCACTAAGCTTCACATAAGTTTAGCTTCAATAGTCAAAATAGGCCCTCCGGGGCCTATTTTTTTGAGTAAATACTGTAAGGAGAATAAAATGAAATTAGGTTCAGTATACAAATATAGTCCTAACAGGAAATATAATATTATTAGACCAAAAACTTGGGGCAATACATTGGTAGACGTAATGTATCTTACTGCTGATTATCCTGATCTTAGACTTGGTGACACAGTAGAATATGTTTCAGAATTGAAAAATAAAAAAATTTATGCAACTTTTGTAAAAAAAGTTGAACAAACTGGTTGACCTTACTGTATTAATTTGCTATATTATAAACATAACGAAGACGACGGTCCAAGTTAGATAGTGCAAGGAAACGATGCTTCACATAGGCATTAACTTGACTCATACGCTGTGGTGGCGCTGTAAGACTTTGGAGACAAAGAGTTGCAGACGAAAATAGAATTAACCATTCTATTGTGAGGTTGTGCTAGTTATGTAGACAGGATATGTCACGGCACTTGTAGGTAATCCTTAGTCCTACCTATCACATTATTAGAGAAAGGTCTGTTATTTTTAACAGGCCTTTTTTTATGACATTATAACCCATTTTTTCTTTTTTGATAAATACTTGTAGATAGATTTATGCGGTACCCGCCGCGTAGACCTAGAACGTCAAAGGAGATAAAACAATGGGAAGACCAATTAACAAAGACAAAATTGGATACGGAACAGGACGTATCGCAGTAAGTCGTCACTTTTTTACAGGTGGTTCTGAAGCAGCAACAGCAGCACATATTGTAAGACAAGCAGGTAACAACAAATTTGTTGTACGTCTTGATTCAAACAATGATGGAAATGGACCGTTCTCACCAAGATCACACGCAAGTGACGAGGTGTTGACACTAGTAAACAAAGCAGACGGTGCATTAGTAGCAGGTGAGTTTAAAATTGACGCTGTAGGTTCAGATTCAACAACTTATCAAGTTACAAAGTTGAAAAACAGAACCGTTCAAGTTGAAGGTAATGACAATGTTATCTATGGTATTGGTGCTGACAGAGATGGAGACGAGATTTCGGGTCATACGAACATGTCTTTATCAGTAAGCCTACCATCGCAATCATAAGGATAGCATAAATGGCTAGTAGTAAGGTTCTCAACTATGGTGTAGATGCCTACACACTCAAACTAAACGATAACGCAGCCTTTACCATTGATACTGGTGCAGGCCAAGGTAGTGTGACAATTACAGGTGACTTATCAGTTACTGGTGAAATTACACAAACTGAAGTAAACGAAGTTGTAGTTAGAGACAGAACAATTACAGTTAACGATGGAGAATCAGCTAACGGGATTAGTCCTGCAGGTGATACTTCACAACTTGCTGGTTTAATTGTTGATAGAGGGAACCTTACTGATGCCTCATTTATATACGATGAAAAATTAAGTTTTTATAATTCAGAAACAGGAACAGAAGATGCCAATGCAGGTGCATTTGCATTGAAAGTCAAAGCCGGTGATACTGGTGGCGAAACTGGAGGTCTTGTAGGTTTGTACACAAACTTTATTGGTACACACAATGATACTGACTTGGTCCTAATTGGATCAAACAGTAACACTGGTAAAGTGACAGTTACAAATACAACAAACTACGAAAGAAACATTTATCCTTATACAGGTGCTAATATTACACAGCAACCTAATTCAGAAGATAAACTAACACCAGAAGGCGATCCTGATTTTGACGATGATGCAATTCCTAACGTAAGATTAATGATTGATTACGTTAGAGGCTATCATGATTATAACTTCCAGGATGAAATTAGAAGTGAAACTGATACAAGTGTTAAAGTAAGTGACTATGAAACTGACAGTAGTCAAGTTAGTCAAGCTAATGTGATTATCGACGGTGTTGAAGTTGCAACTTTTAAACAGGCGAAAATTACATTTACTGATATTGAATTTGATACAAATCAAATTCAACCTGTATCAACTAACGGTAATTTGGTTCTTAGAGGTAACACTGAAGGTAAAGTACAATTTGATACACCTTTAACTATTCCAAAGTATACCGATATTACACCAGGTGAAACAGATCCTGATGCACCAACTGATGGTGTAACAATTTATACTAAAGAAGAAGCTGACGGAGGAACAGGCTTATTTTTCATCAACGAAAACTCAACTCAAGACGAAGTCATTAGCAGGAACAAAGCCCTGCTGTACAGTATTATTTTTTAAAGGAAGACAAAATGGCAATAAACAGCACTCTAATTGGAGCAACAGACACAACCATTCTTACTGTACCTGCTGACAAAAAGTATGCTGTTACAACTCTTTTGGTTTGCAATTATGCGTCAACCACCGATGCATCTAATAATAGTTCATTTAGTATGCATGTGATTTTAGGATCAGGCGGTACAAAAAGCAATACAAACCTAGTGTTGAACGAAGTCGAAATGACTGCACAGGATACCTTTAGTTTCAATACTGAAAGATTGATTTTAGAAGAAGGTGATAGAGTAGTTTTGATTAGTCCAGACTCTGATAAACTATCAGCAACAATTAGTTACTTGGAAGTGTAAATGCAATATTTAAAGAAGCAGGTTTTATATGAAAGAAAGGTTGGAGACCGTCAGTTAGTTGTTGAAAATGACGGTACAATTGAATTCAACCCTGGCAGTGGCACTGTTAAAATCGCAGGTGACCTAGAGGTTACTGGACAAAGTTCAGGGTTTACAGACCCTAAAGTTTATTATGTAAGTTTGCAAGGTAATGATGATAACGACGGCTTAGCAGGCGGCGCATCACGTGCAAAAAGAACAATTAAATCTGCTGTAGAAGCAGCACCAGAAGGCGCAACTATTAAAGTTAGTGCCGGCGACTTCTACGAAGAAAATCCTATCACACTTAAAGAACGCCAAACTGTGCGTGGTGATAGTTTACGTAACACACAAATTTATCCAAAAAACAACACGCAAACTATTTTTTATGTAGACAATGCATGTTATCTTTTCCAACTTACATTCCGTGCATTGAGAGATCCAGGTTGGTGTGTTGAAATCAAACCAAATGCACTTGTAACTGTTTCACCTTATGTTCAAAACTGTACCAACATGAACGGTCCATGGTTAAACGATGGTACAGAATTTATTCCGTTTAAAACAGAACAAATTGCCGGCGTACCGGCAGGTGCAAGACCAATTGAAAACGATCCAAATGTGCCATTGGCAAAACGTGTTAATACAACAGGCGGCGGTAATGGTATGCTTGTTGATGGTAATCAGTATGATCAGAAATCACTTGTATTTTCAATGGTTGCTGACGCATTTACACAGATTGCACAAGGCGGTATTGGTTTCCATATTACAAACTTTGGTTATACACAGATTGTTAGTTGTTTCTCGGTCTTTACACGTATTGGTTTCCAAGCTACAAAAGGTGGTTATCTTTCAATCTCGAACTCGGTATCTGACTTTGGTACATTTGCTATTATTGCAGACGGTGTATTTGACGAAGTGTATACAACAGCTCGTCCTGCACAAGATTATCGAAGTAAGGTTGGTAGTATCACTGTAAACAGTGGCGGTGCAGGTTATCAACAAGCACCAACTGTATCAATTGCAGAACCAGAAGATTCAACAGGTACTAGAGCAACTGCAACTGCAACAATTGATGCTACTACTGGAGAACTCACTGGTATCACAGTGCAAAACCAAGGTGATGGTTACAAGTCAGTACCAACAATTACATTAACAGGCGGCGGATTTAGTGTTCCAGCTGAAGCAACTGCTAACCTATTAAAGAACCAACAAGTTACAGTTAACAGTTTACGTGATGTGCCACAAACAGGTAGTTTGATCAGTTTTGAAGGTGACTCACAAAAATATTATGTTACATCAACTGATATCACAACACGTCCATTTATTTACGACGAAGCAGTTTGTCGTAGAGACGTAAGACGCATTGTAGATGCTGTAATGGGTGATATTGTTATGGGTACTAATTATCAGTCATTGGCTGCTGGTAGAAGTTATCTAAGAGCAAACAGTGCAAAAGTTCTTAACCAACAGCAAGCACCAACAATATACGGTATTGAAGCAGCTAGAGACGAAGTTTTAGAAAGACTTCCTGACTATGAATCAAACAACGTTGATATACGTTATGATATCATCGAACGTTTTGCAGAAATTACACAATTTATTGAAAACGAAGACAGTACCGCGGCACCAGATATTTTCTATAACGACGATACCGCAGTAACCGACGGTCACCACCATGCAAAAGATACACTTTTGTTAAACAAAGACTTTATTATCGAAGAAGTAATTGAGTATGTTAGTGATCAGTTTACAAATCTAAGTTACAACCAAGACAAATGTGAAAGAGATGTAAGATTAGTTGTTCAAGCTATTGCAGACGATGTAATGCTTGGAACAGATTATAGAACAATTTACGCTGGGTTAGCGTATTTGAGAAAAAACAGTATTCGTGTTATTAATGACCAACTTACTGTTACCAAAGAAGCATATAAGAATGTAAGAGAAAAAATGTTAGCTCTTCCACAAGTTGTTGCAAGTCCTGTTGCTACATCTCGTGTAGAAAACTTGTTTACTGAATTTTTCGATATTCTAAATGGTAGCGATTACAGCAAAACAAAATGTCGCAGAGATTTGGGATTAATTTTTGATGCCGTACAGTACGACAGTTTGTTAGGCACAAACTACAACAGTGTTACAGCAGGTCTAAGTTATGAAAGAGCTCCTGCATATTATGTTATTGGTAGTCAATTTCAACAAACAGTTAGAGCAATCGAACGTGCTAGAGATTTAGCAGTAGCAGAAGCTGATGCAGATGCAACAGCTGAACAAAGAGTTGAAGATAATTTCCAAGAAATTATTGATATCATTACAATTGCAGACAGTTCACAAGATGATTCTACAATCAACAGAATTACATGGAGCGATCCTGGTGCATTGTATCAAAATAAAACAAATGCACGTGAACAATTGCAAACAAACAGAGCATTTATTATCAGTGAATTAACAGCATGGATTGGCACAAACTATCCAGCACTAAACTATGATAGTGACAAGTGTGAAAGAGACACTGGATTTATTATCGACGCTGTTAGTCATGATGTGCAATACGGTGGTAACTTTGCTACAAGAGGTGCAGCAAATGCATACTTTGAAGGTACAGCAGCACAACTACCTGCAGATCAACGTGCAGCAACAGCAGCAGCATATGAGCAGCTAAGTGTAATTTGTCAAAGCATTATTCTTGAAACATACGCTGGTCAAGACGTTACAGGTAATGCAGCATCAGCAACTGAACAAACAGAAATTGATGACTTGATTACTATAATTGAAGATGTGATCACTGCAAATAGTGTATCAGGAATGCCTGCACTTGTTGAGCCAACAACAAGCTGGGTTGACTCAGATTTAAGCGATGCTATTGACGATGTACTAGCAGAAGAAGCAAATATTATTGACGAAGTAATTGCAGAAATTTTAGTTACAATTACAAATGCTGACACAGTTACGTTTCCTAATCCAACTACAGTAATTCAACAAAAAGTTGATTCAAAAGATCAGTTGTTAGCCAACAAAGATTTTATGGTTGAAGATACAATACGCTTTATCGAAAACACATATCCTAACTTGGATTACGATGTTGACAGATGTCGCAGAGACACAGGCTATATCATTGATGCATTGGTATATGATTTGCTTTATGATTCAAATGAAGCAACAAGACAAGCAGCACTTTCGTATTTTGTAGGCACTACAGGACAACTAGGCAGTGACGACGAAGAAACTGCAACAGCAGCAGCATATCAACACTTGCAAGGTTTGACTACTGGTGTAATTTTAGAAAGTGCAATCACAAGACAAACTGGTAACACACTTACACAAGATATCAGCGGAACACCAGGTACTGCTACACAAACAAGTAGAGTTTCAGATCTTATTGACATTATCATCGATGTTATTGAAGAAGACGACACAGACAATCTTCCAGGTGTAGACCGTCCAACATTTTCTTGGGTACAGAGTGATATTCAAGCAGCGGGTGTCGCAATTAGAGCAAAAGACGATGCATATGCTACAGAATCAACTGCATTTATTTTAGATAGATTCCCAGATTTTACATATGACAGAGAAAAATGTAAACGTGACGTAGGATTAATTCTTGATGCTGTTACAAGAGACAGTCGTCTAGACACAAACCATAATAGTCTTGTTGCCGGTTTAGCATATCAAAGAGCAAGTGCTGCAACTTACAAAGCACAACAAATGCCAGCAACACTTATGGCTATTAGGGAAGCGAAACGTCTTGCACTGACTTATGTGCAAAATAGCAGCACTGCAATTACTAGAGTTACAGAAAACTTTGATCATGTTTTAGAAGCAATCGAATATGGCACTTTACCAAGTGAAGGATATAGCTATCCTGCTCCAGGACCTGCTACACAAGCAAGAATTGATTCTGTCAGACTTATTCAAGCAAACAAAGATTTCTTAATTGAAGACACAATTCAATATGTAAATAACCAATATTATATATACGACAGTGCTAAGTGTCGTAGAGATACAGAATTAATTTTGAAAGCTGTAACTGATGACTTACAAATGGGCACAAACTATAACAGTGTTACAGCAGGTTTGAGTTATTACAATGCCAATGCACAAAAAGTAATTGATGATCAATTAACAGAAACTATTGGTGCAATTACACACGCAAAAACACAATCTTTAACTTATATCACAGATGATTCAGCAAGCACAACAACAGTTGGAAACTTGTTTGATGAAGTTTTGGATATTATTCAAAACGGTACAGGTAATGCTGATGCTTTAACATTTACAAACCCGTTGTCAAATGCACAAGCAACAAATGCTCGCACACTGATGCAATTGAACAGAACTTTTGTTATCAACGAACTTATTTCATGGATCAACACAAACTATCCAAATTTAGAATATGATCGAGACAAGTGTGAAAGAGACACAGGATATATCATTGATGCATTGAGCTATGACATTCAATACGAAACTAACCAAGCAACAATTCAAGCTGCAAAACTTTACTATGAAGGAACTGCATCTCAACTTCCTTACAGCCAAAGATTTGCTACAGCAGCAGCATACGAACAACTAGGTGATATCCTTGGCGGTATTGTAATGGAAGAATACCCAGGACAAACCAACAACGGTGGTAGTATTGCAGACAGTGATATTGTTGAAGAAATTGCTGGTCTTGCTAGTGAAGTATCAGAATCTATCACAGCAAATACAATTGCATTACTTCCAGATTCAATTGATTTAGATTTGAGCGGCACAAGTGCAGCAGCAATTGACAGTGCTGAAGATATCTATGTCACTAACAAAACTGCAATTTTAGACAGTGTTATCAACTACATTAGAACAACATACAATGGCTTTAGCTATGATGAAACCAAATGTCGTAGAGACACAGGATATTTGATTGAATCTACCAGTCATGATTTGTTGTACGGTGGAAACAGAAGTAGTAAAATTTCTGCGCTGAGTTATTTTGACGACGGCGACAATCAAGTTTACGGACAGGAATCACAAACCAGTGCAGCATTGGTTCACTTGAAAAGTATTATTGATGACATCATTGAAGGTGCAGCAATTGTAGCTCAAACTGGCAACGATGAAACACAGGTAATCAACGGAACATTTGGTACAAGTGCAGATAGTACTATTGCACAAGAATTGTTAGACATTACCATAGATGCAATTGATGCTGGCGACACAGACGATTTACCAGACGACGATGATCCTGATTTTGCATGGATTGATGCAAACTTAGAATCTGCTTTAAGTACACTCGATGATGCAAAATCAACTATACAAACAGGTGTAATTACATTTATTACAGAAAATATTATTGCATTTGATTATAATGAAGACAAGTGTCGTAGAGATACATCTTACATCTTTGATGCAGCAATTTATGACATGATGTATGGCGGTAATAAACAAACACGTAGAGCAGGTGAAGCATATTACAACAACAGTGTAATTGACGGACAAGAAGCTATTACTGAGTTTACATACAAACATCTTGCAACAATGATGAGTAAACTTGCGCAAAACCAAGCATTTACAAAAACAAGTACAAACTCAATTATTCGTGTGTATGGTACAAATGCAGGTACAGCAGATGCTGGAGCAAGTCTTAGTACAAACCTAAATAAAATTGCAGAAGTAATTCAATTAGGTGGAACAACGTATTTGCCAGATGAAGTAGATCACTTCTATACAACAATAGGTGATCAAGACTTGAATTTGAAGCGTAACGATGTTTTAAACGATCTAGATGATATTGAAGACGAAGCAATTAGATTATTGAACTTGCAATATGGTGGTGTAGCAACACTTGATCTATTCCCAGCATTGCTTGCAGTAGACGAAGGCACACTTGCTAACATGGAAAACGTGTCAACAGTAAGTACTTCAGGACATGCATTTGAATACGTTGGCGCAGGCATTACATACAACGCACTTCCGTTCTTTGGTGGTAGTGCAATTGCTGCAAACGAATTTGTTGAAACAAATAATGGTAAAGTATTTGCAGGTGGTACAGTTGACCAAATTGGTAACTTCAAAGTTGGTAACTTCTTCAACGTAAACGCACTTACTGGCGCAATTACATTGAATGCTGAAGAAATTAACCTCAACGGTATTGCAAGTATTGGTCCATTTAAACGCTTTGGTATTCCGGTTGGTGTTGAACTAAAAGAAGTTAGCAATTCTAGTGACTTGACTGCTTCAACAGGTAGTGCAGATTCAAACACAGTGCCAACACAGATTGCAGTCAGAGACTATGTTGAAAATAGATACTTGAACAAGTTGACAGGCGGTACAGTTGAAGGTGATACAATATTTGCAGAAGATGTAGAAGTCAACGGTAGTGAAATATCAACAACAAGCACAACATTTGACCTTTTCAACGACAATGCTAATACACTGAACTTTGCAGGCGGAACAACACAACTTACAATTGGTGCAGACGATATTGGTACATCTACGTTTAGACACAATGTAGTTGTTGACTTAGACCTTACTGTTGACGGTGGCGATATTAAAACCAATGTAACTGATACATTCAATCTATTGAATGAAAATGCTTCTACTATCAATGCGTTTGGTGATGCAACTATTATTAATATGGGTGCAATTAGTACAGATAGTATTTTAACATTTAATAGTGAAATTGTTATTTTTAACAGTGTAGGTACGTTACAAATTCCAGTTGGTACAACTGAACAACGTGGTGCAGACAGTACAGCAGCAATTGGTCAAATTAGATTCAATACAACTGATAGTACATTTGAAGGTTACGATGGCGCTAACTGGGGCACACTAGGCGGAGTAAAAGATGTTGATCAAGATACATTTATACGTCCAGAAACAGTTCCAGGTGCTGATGAAGATGTGTTGGAATTCTTTACAGATGGTGTAGAAAGACTTACACTTTCTAACACCACACTGACATTAGACGATACTGTAAATGCAATCATTCAAAGTGTAACTGGTAGTGATAGTTATGATACAGGTGCATTGACTGTTTTAGGTGGCGTTGGTATATCTGAGAACTTGCATGTTCAAGGTTGGATCGGCGGCGACACCAGCAACGAATTACAACTTACACGTTATGCAACTGATAAAGTTATTATTCCTGCAAACACAATTGAATCAACAGATCCGTGGACATTTGTTGTTGATGCAGCTGATAGTGCTACGGATAGTCTAATTAGACCATTGACATTAGCTCATCATAACCAAGCAGGCACTGCTGTTGCTGGTAGTGGTGTTGGTATGAACTTCGAAATCGAAACTACCAATAACAACTATGTAACCGGTGCAAGAATTGATGTAATTAGTTTAGATGTTACAACTGGACAAGAAGACTTTGATATGGTTATCACAACACATATTGAAGGAGCAGATGTTGAAAAAGTTCGTATTAGTGAAGATACAACAACTATCACAACTGATTTAAGAGTTAACGGAGCATTAATAACTGATGGTATACTTGATGCAGCTGGCTTTACAGGTAGCTTGTTTGCAGACGATAGTACAGAGATTATTGATGCTGTAAACAACAAGTTGACTGTTGTAGATGGGGCTATCGAAACACTAACACTCACCAATGATCTTGAAGTGCAATACGGTGGTACTGGTAGAGGCAGCTTTATTAGACATGGTATCCTGTATGGTAATGATACAGGTGAGATTCTAGTGACAGATGCCGCAGGTAGCAGTGATACAAGCAACAGTTTCCAAATACTTACTATCACAGATAGTGGCGATGACACACCAGTTTGGACTGATACAATTGACGGCGGAGAGTTCTAAACTCCGCCATCATCCTTCTATGATAAATAAATGTACAGCGATTTCTATCGTGTAGTTTGGGCGTCTTATGACTTGACCCGTACCTAACTAGGAGGCAGCCTTAATGGCAACAAATATTAGACACAAGCGTAGTGCGGTCGCAGGCAAAATACCTACCGCTTCTCAATTACAATCTGGTGAATTAGCAATCAACACAGCAGACGGAAAAGTATTCTTGTTGCGTGACGATAACACAGTTCAAGACATTACAAATAGAGTTTTTGACAACGATACACAAATTCTTGTAGAAGACAAAGGCGATAGTAGTCAAGCTCAAATCAAAGTTGATGTCAATGGTTTTGAAAAAATAACCATTACTGAACAAGAATTCAACATGAAAATGCCTTTGGACATGGAAAATGCCGAAGCTATTACATTTAGAGAACTTACTGCTTCTGGTCTAGACGGTGTTGAAATGAAAGCACCAGATAACTTGCCCGGCTCATATACCTTAACATTGCCTCTACAAACAGGTACAGTTGGCCAAGTTTTGAAAACAGATGGTAACGGACAGCTTGAATTTACAGATCCTGATATCTTTGGCGGTAATGTCGTTTATGTGTCTCAAGAACAAGGTGATGACGATAATGATGGACAAAGTGCTCCTGTTAAAACTGTAAAACGTGCATGTCAAATTGCTTCAGGTTTGGTGTATAATACTGATGGTACACGTAACAATAGACGCATCAACATCAAAGTTGCCGTTGGTGATTATACTGAAGATAACCCAGTGATTATTCCTGACAATGTTGTTGTTAAAGGTGACGGGTTGCGTGGATGTATTGTGCGACCTGCTAATGCTAACTTGGATATGTTCCGTGTACGTAACGCATGTTACTTTGGTGAATTTACCTTTAGAGACGGTGTCGATGACAACTTTGTTCCATTGATTACATTCGACTATGCAACAGTGTTTGATGATCCAGATGATCCAAACTGTTCACGTGAAGGATATACAAACCTACCAAATACGCAACCAACAATTGATACATCTCCGTATATTCAGAACGCTTCGATTATTTCATTCTTGGGTGGTAACGGTGCAAAAATTGACGGTGCAAAGATACAATCACCCAACGTTCCCCAGTTTGCTATTGAAGCTGAAAATCCAACAATTGGTGCTGTTCCTGAACAAGGTAAATCAATGGTTAGTAACGCTTACACCATGTTGTCGTTTGGTGGTACAGGTTGGCGACTATTAAATGATGCATACGCACAGATCGTTAGCTGCTTCCAAATCTTCATGCTTAACGGTGTTTACACGCAATCAGGCGGATATTGTTCAATTACTAACTCTGCTACCAACTTTGGTTTGTATGCACTGCGTAGTAGTGGTTATTCACCTAAAGCATTTGTGTTCGACCGAGCATTTGTCACTAATACAGGTCAAAGTGAAGGTAAACAAACTGTCACTATTGCGGGTATCAATCGCGATGCACCAGTTGAAGAATTTGTTCTACGCTTTAGAGAACCAGGTTATAAGTATGCTCATGATATTATTACTAACAATATCAACAGTATTGCAGATGACACAGTTGATTGGATTCAAAATGAAATTGCCACTGCTTCGCCTAGTATATGGTCAGGGTTCACCTATGACGAAGCTAAATGTGGTAGAGACACAAGATTACTGTTAGATGCTATTAGATATGACATTATTTTCAACAGTAACTACAGGACTGTAAGCGCAGCTCTGAGATACTTCAACGGTACATTTCCTAACTTTGCTGATCAGAAGGATCAACACATTGAAGCGTTTGGTGAAGCAAAAACCTACACTGGAAACTATCTGAGTGACTCAACAGCTACCACTAGATCTAATGCTTTGTGGGACGAAATCATTGATATTTTGACAAATGGTGATACAGATACAGTGCCAGGCGATGGTGTTGCAGATGCTTACACTCGTCCGGATCCAACTGGCGGCACAAACAATGCAAGCGATAGTGGATTTGCAAATGCACGTGATCAGATCTTTAACAACAAACTTTTCATGCAAAAAGAAATCACTGCATGGATTGCTGTTCAAGTATCAGAAGAAAATTCACCGTTTGATGAAACTTTTTCTTACAGTGTGTCACAGTGTGAAAATGACATTGGCTTGATTGTTGATGCATTGGTTTATGACTTGACGTATGGCGGTAATTTGCAAACTTATGATGCTGCACTAGCATACTTTGTAGGTACACAAGGACAACTTGCTGACGGACAAAAAGAAGAAACTGTTGCTGCTTATGGAAGATTAAAAACCATACTAGGACAAATTGCCCAAGAACAAACAGTAACAAAATCAACTGGTAACACACAAACACAAGATACAACTGCTGGAGTAGGTAGTGCAACAGCCGCAGCTAGAGCACAAACACTTATTCAACAAATCATTGATTATATTGACAATGATGGCGATGCAGATGAATCGGGTTTAACTCAAGAAACACCAGACCTAACATGGGTCTCAAGTAACGCAGAATATTCAGCTTACAATGAATTGGATGCTGAAGGACGTAAAAACATTGCACAAAATGTTACACGATATATCAACACACAAATTCAAGCAAATCTATGGTACAACTTTGATTACGATGTTGAAAAATGTCGTAGAGATACAAAACTAATTGTTGAAGCTGTTGCTGACGATACATGGGATACAGGTAACAGATACACAAGAAACGCAGGTTTAGCATACTTTAACAAGAACTTGGCTGACTCATCTGAGATTACTATCAGTGGTCAAGAACTACAAACTGAAGCAGCAATTCAACAAGCTGCTGTATACACAATTGCAACTATCACAGGCAAACCAGGTATTACAACAGATATTGAAGATTTTGTAAATGAAAGATTTGATATTGTCTCAAATGCTATTGTTGATCCAGGAGATATTCCAAATCCAACAGAAGTTAGCTCCGAGGGCGATGTAACCAATGACTTTAAAGCGGCACCTGATGAACAAACATTTGATGCTGACGGAGACGTTGCAACTTCAACAGGTATTTTTACAATTGCAGATCACGGATATGCAAATGGTACAAAAGTAATCTACGACAGTAATGGCAATAATGATATTGGCGGACTTGAAAACGAAACAACCTACTATATTAAGATTATTAACGATGACGAATTTACATTGACATTTGACGACAGTCTTGAGTTTGATGTGCAACTGTTTACTAATGTAACCAACAGTGGAACACACAAATTCTTAAGTGGTATTATTGAATTCTTTGTAGAAGAAGTTATTTCAAGTCATACTACTTATCAAACACTTATTTTAGAATCAGGTGCAGAATCATATGAATTTATTCCAGGACGTACTATTTCGGGTACAACTGGTGTTAACAATAACAGTGCTATTGTTACACAGTGGGAACCTGATTTAAGAAGACTTACTGTGAGCATTGAAGAAGTTACAGTTGGATCAAGTACATTACGTATTCAATTTGATACCAGCAGTACAATTACAAGTGACCATGCTGATACACCAAACTTGGCGATTTCATTGCTAGAAGTAGCAGCAAAAACTGGCTTAGGTACAGCAACCTTCAGTATCACTGCAACTGACGGTTCAAGTAGTTTAACCAACTTGAGTGCCTTGCCTGAGAAACAGTGTTGGTTCCACAGACCTAGTATTGTTAACTCATCATCACATACTTGGGAATATGCAGGTTCGGGTACAGACTATAACGCTCTACCACAAAACGGTGGTAATACTAGAACAGAATATGAACAATTTGAAGAACTACCAGGACGTGTGTATTCGTCAGGTACAAACGAACTTGGTGACTTTAAAGTTGGTGACTTTATTACAGCCTTTAACAGAACTGGTAACATTACCTTTAGAAACAAAGTGCAGGTGGACGAACTTGATGCACTGCGTCTAAGTGTTAGTGATGTTGAAATTGAAGAAATCTCAACTGATGTAAACTTAGGTGACAACGAACAAGGTGGTGCAAGCGATAATAGACTTTCTACACAGCTTGCAGTGCGTAGCTTTATTTCAAACAGACTAGGTGGGTTTGTTGACAAGTCAGTTTCAACTGCTGCTGTTCCTGGTGCCATTGTACAACTTAACGTAAACGGACAGTTGAATGCTGACTTGATTCCAGCTACTAGACAGTTTACAAACACAAATACCAATGGATATCAATCAAGACTTCTACAAGTAGAAGATGTTCCTCCTGTAGATTTGAAAGCTGGAGATATTGGTACAGAAAATTATGAACAGGTTGAACTTACACTAAGTGGTAATATCTCTGCTAATGATGGCGATATTATTACACAACCTGGTGTAGCAGGTGCAAGAGCTTATGCAAAAGGTGATTTTCCTAACAGTAACACAGTCTTGGTTGTGACCACAGGTGCAGCATGGGACGACAACGAAGACAGTACAGGTGATCCTTGGGAAATCGGCGCCGGCAATATTTTCGTCAATGGTGTTGACTCTGGTGAGAATGTTACGTCAAAAGGTGCAAGCACTGCAATCGTAGATAACTGGTTCTTAAAAAGTTCAAACAGTAGTCAGTATCTAGTTGTTGACAATGACGAAGACTACAATTTTACATTTGTGGCTATTGCAACAGCACGCCGTACAAATGATGTAATGACAGTCCAAACAGCAACTAATCACAATTTAAAAGTAAACAACAATGTTGCTGTTCGTATTACTGGTCAAGATACATTTACTCAAAACGGATTGGTCCAAAGTGTAATTGACAGTAGAACATTCACAATTAACAACACCGGCGACGATTCATTATTGTTGACTGGTATTACAGGTACAGTTGAAACTATTGTAACCAGTGCTGACGGGGATGCTCAAGGTAAAGTCACAGATTTCCGAGAAGGCATGCTAGTAGGTGTTGACAATGCTAATATCACAGGTGGTAGTGGTTATACACCTACTACTGGTAGTAAAATATACGCAGATGTACCTATGATTGCAAACACTGGTAGTGGTACTGGTGCTAGAGCAAACATCACTGTTACAGCTGGTGCAATCACTGATGTTGACTTGATTAGAAGCGGCACTGGATATGCACAAGGCGATCTAGTATCAGTAGATCCTGTAGATCTAGCAGGAGACAGTGCAGGTAGTGGATTTGAAATTGAAGTAACTTCAACTGAAAAACGCATTTATGTAGATATTATCGGCGGTACGTTGTTTGTTGCAAGTACATCAAGCCAAGACTTTGTTGAAGACAATGATGCAATTGATGAAGCTCGTGTAATCAACTTAGATGATCAAATCAGTCACAACTTCTTAGCAGGTTCTAGTGATGCTAGTGGTAATGTAGACTATACAGATAGCAGAATTGAAATCACTAATCATGGTTTATCAAACGGTGATCCAGTCAAATATGACACACTAGGCGGTGTTGCTATTGGAGGATTGGTCAACGGCGAAGTTTACTATGTAAAATATTATGATGCAAACACACTTGAACTGTTTGACGATTATGATCTAGATACAAAAATAACATTTAGCAGCACACCGGCAAACACTAACCATAACATTACAAGATTTACAGTTAATATTATTGACAACAGTATTGTTGTAACAAATCATGGGTTCTCTACAGGTGATGCGATTAGGCTTGAAACATTGAGCGATGGTTCTACAACAAACGGATTACCGAGTATCACAAACAATGATGATCCTATCGCTACAGGTTCAAGATTCTTTATTGGTAGTGTAACAGACAACTCATTTACATTGCACAATTTGCGTTCTGACGCATTGAGCAGTGTAAACGGATTAGCCACACTACCAGTAGATTTAGATACAACTGGTGTAGGTAGTGCCCAGGTTATCTTGAACAATACAAAAGTCAGCACAGTTGTTAACACTTCGAGTAGATTGATTGCAAACTGGAACACATTGGCTGTTACTAACATTGACGCAGAAAACATAATCTCTGGTGTAATCTCTCCGAGTAGACTTGCACTAGCAGGTATTGCTAACAGTGATAGTGCATTGTTTGGTGATAGTAGTTATAAAACAGTTGTACAAAGTTTGAAAAAAGCAACCACAACTGACAACCCAATTACACTTACAGGTTCAAGCGTTGGCGGAGAATTTTATGGCGATCCAGTAAATATTGGTATTGCTAATACAGACTTTGTCATTGGTGGTACATTCTCAACTTTAGGTGTGTCAAAATTCTTGCAAACACAATTTGAAGTTGCTGACGATGCAAGCGGTGAAGTATTCATCAAAGATGGTGTTGTAGATGCAGGTACACTGGATAGTTTGGATAGTTCGTACTTCCTTAACCCTGCTAACCTTACAAGCCTAGTGCCTGTAAGTAGAGGTGGTACAGCAATTGGTACATATGCTGTAGGTGATATTCTATATGCTCAATCAACCGGTAGTTTAAATACACTAAACATTGGTAGAGCAAATACTTTCTTAAAATCAAGTGGTACAGTTCCTGAATGGGGTACTGCACTTGATCTTGCTGAAGGACTAGATGTTGGTTCAGCTAAACTAACATCAACAAGCACATCAATAGGTCAAGTTTACAATACATCAGTTACAACACTAGAACTAGGCGGCGAAGCTGACAATGTTAAAATTGGTAAAGCAGGTGACAACAGAGATATTTCAAGTTTTGTTGCAAATTACGATGGTACAGCAACACAAGATGTTGCTGTAAATTTAGCACAAGTTTCAGCAGATACAAGTGAAGCTAGTGACAATGGCGAAAATGTTCTTCTGTTCTCAGCTGATGATATTAGTGATATTACATTTGGTATGACAGTAAGCGGTAGTGGTAGTATTCCTGCAAACACAACAGTTAGTGGTGTTACAGAAACAGAAGTTTTCTTGAGTAACGATCTTACTGGTAATGTTTTGACAACAACTACTATTACATTTACGTATTCACCACTGACACTAGGTGTTAGAGAAGGCGACGAAATTACCATCGCAGGTAGTGGTGTGACAAACTTAGACGGTACATGGCCAGTAAGCGGTGCAACAGAAAATGCAACCAGTTTCACAGTGCGTACAGATGCAAACGTCACTGCTGATGAAGTTTCAAGAGCAGGCACAATTGTAAAAGAAAATAGTATCTTATTTAGAAATGAAGAGGTTGTGTTTGGTAGTGCGATCAACAGTGACAATCCACAAGACGCTTTACTTAGAGGTGAAAGCGGTCTAGGCACTGACGTAGGTGGTGGTGCAATTGTATTGCAAGCTGGTACTGGTACAGGTAATGCTACTGGTGGCGACATTGTGATGAAAACTGGTGAAGTTAGCACAACCAGTGACATTAGACAAACACAAACTGAAAGAGTGCGTATTGATACTGAAGGTATCATGACTGTAAATGGATATACCACATTTACTGATACCACAGGTATAAAAATTCCAGTAGGAACAACTGCACAACGTCCAGGTGGTTCAGGAATATATGTATCAGCTGCACAAGGTCAAATACGTTATAATACAAGCGACAGTACATTTGAAGGATTCGATGGAACCAACTGGGGTTCACTAGGTGGTGTTAAAGATGTTGATCAAGATACATTTATTAGACCTGAAACCACAGCAGGTGCAGACAACGATGAATTAGAATTCTTCACAGCTGGCACAGAACGTATGCAAATTGGTGCAACAGGTGATCTTGGCTTTGGTGATGGACTAACAAAATTTACAGTTGCGTATTCAACAGGTAACACTGACATTGCAGGTAACTTGACAGTTACAGGTAACCTTACTGTTGAAGGCACTACAACGACAATTGATACAGCAACATTGATTGTTGAGGATAAAAATATTGAACTTGGTAATGTTGCTACACCAACTGATACAACAGCAGATGGCGGCGGTATTACACTGAAAGGTACAACAGATCATACATTCAATTGGGTAAATTCAACCGATGCTTGGACAAGTAGTGATCATATTAATCTAGCCAGTGGTAAAGAATATTATATCAACGGATTTAGTGTGCTAACAAGCACAACACTTGGTTCAGCAGTGATCAATAGTAGTCTGCAAGGCACAGGTGCATTGAATGCAGGTAGTATCACAGACGGCTTTGGCGCTATTGATATTGGCAGTTCAAACCTAACTGCCACTGGAACTGTAACATTGGGTGCTACAAGTTTTGGCGACAACAACATAACCAATGTTGGTAGCATTGCATTAGATACAATCAGTGGTGACAACGGGTCAAGTATGAACTTTGCAAGTTCTACACAAGTAAACGTTGATAATACAACACAAGCAACCTCAACAACTACAGGTGCATTGATTGTAGATGGTGGCGTAGGTATTGTTAAAAACTTACATGTTGGCGGGACACTAACTGGTAACGGTAGCGGATTAACAACACTAAATGCAAGCAACTTGTCAAGTGGCACAGTTAACGATGCAAGATTACCAACAAGCCAAGCAGGCAAAACATTTACCAGTGATATTACTGTAAATGGATTTAGAATTGGTCAAGGTGCTCTTGCTGAAACCAGTAACTTGGTTGTTGGTGGCGGCGGTAGCATAACAACTGGTGCACAAAACAACACAGGTGTAGGGTCAGGATCATTTGCTGGTGCTATTTCAGGAGACAATAACACTGCATTAGGTTATGTTGCACTAAGTGCTTTGACAACTACATCAAACAACACAGCAATTGGTGCAAACAGCCAAGAACAACGTGTAGGAAGTGGTAGCAAAAACACCAGTGTTGGTTCGTCTACTATGAGCAACAGTACACAGGGTGATGACAACGTTGCTATTGGTTATCAAGCACTTGAAATTGTTACAGGTAACCAAAACACCGTAGTTGGTTCACAAAGTGGTAGTGCACTATCAAGCGGTAGTAATAACATTATTATTGGTTATAATATTGAATTGCCAACCAACACAACCAGCAACTATATTCAACTTGGTAACACCAGTTCAGCAAACTTGAACATTCCTGGTATTAATCTTAGTGCAAATGCAACAACATTGACATACAGTGGTACTGGAGGCTTTGCTGGTGTAGGTACTTCTTTAACAGCATTGAACGCAACACAGCTTACCAGCGGCACTGTGCCTGATGCACGTATTTCACAGACAAGTGTTACACAACACGAGACTGCAATTGATGCTGTTGGAACACTAAACGGTGGTGCGATCAGTTCAGGATTTGGAAACATTGACATTGGAACAAGCAACCTTACAGCAACTGGTACAGTTAGCTTGGGTACAACCAGCTTCAATGATAATAATATAACAAATGTAGGACAAATCAATCTAGATACTATTGCAGCAGACGTGAATGCTACAGGAATTAATTTTGATAGTGGTGCAATTGTAACATTTGACAATGTGACTCAAGCAACAACAACAAGCAACGGTTCTGTTAGAATGCTGGGCGGTTTGAGTGTTGCTAAAAACATTCAGTTAGGTGGAACCATTACAGGTAATGGTAGTGGACTTACAACACTGAATGCAAGTAACTTGTCTAGTGGTACTGTACCAAGTGCAAGAGTCAGTGGTAGTTACACAGGTATTCTTGGAACAGGCGCACTAAACGCAGGACAAATTACCAGCGGCTTTGGTGATATCAACATTGGTACAAACACATTCACTGGTAACGGTAGTGGTTTAACAAATGTTGATGCTACAACTCTAGATGGAATTGATAGTTCAGCGTTCTTGCGTAGTAATGCAAATGATACATTTACTGGATTGCTAACTGGTAATAGAAACTCAAACGAACAAATTAGACTTGCTACACAAAGTTCAACTGGTTCACCATATTTGAGTTTCTATCAAGCAGGAACACGCAGAGGCTATATTCAATATGTCAACGGCGGCGCAATGCGTATCTTCAATGACAGAACTGATGAATATCTAGATATCAACAGTGGTGCTAATGGGTTAACTTATACAGTTAGCGGAGCAGCAACTTACACAGTATGGCATGCAGGTAACGATGGAACTGGAAGTGGCCTAGATGCTGATACACTAGACGGTGTTCAGGGTAGTGCATTCCTTCGCAGCAATGCAAACGACAGCTTCAGTGGAACACTCAGTGGTGCTGGTAGTATCAATATTACAGGCAATGTTACAGCAGCCGCATTCACAGGAGACGGTAGTGCTCTAACTGGTATCAGTGCTGATGATGCTGATTCACTTGGAGGTGTTGCAGCTAGTGGATATTTACGTAGTAACGCAGCAGATCAAAAAACATCTGGAACTTTAAGATTCAATGACAATGTTCAATTGAACTTTGGTACAGGAAATGATGCTGAAATTTATCACAACGGTTCGCATTTGTATTTTGATATGAACGCTGATGACGATATTATCTTTAGAGACGGTAATAACAGTAATGCAACTAGATTTACATTTGATACAAGTGCAGGTAGCTTTACAGCTACAGGAGAAATTACAGCTTACTCAGATGCAACACTGAAAGATAATGTTGAGCTGATTGTTGATCCGTTGAAAAAGATTTTGAGTGTTAGAGGTGTAACCTTTACACGTACAGATCTTCCAGACACTGAAACAAGACACATGGGTGTGATTGCGCAAGAGATTGAAGAACACTTCCCAGAAGTTGTAAACACAAATGAAGAGTCTGGTATTAAAACTGTTAACTATGGAGCAATGGCAGGTGTGTTTATTGAAGCATTCAAAGATCAGCAACGTCAAATCGACGAGTTGAAAGACATGGTTCAAAAATTGTTGAATAAATAATTGACAACTAATATATCATATGCTAAACTAATGAAAATAGGAATGTAGATGGCTTTACCCGCAACAGGCAACACAATTACAATGACGCAAATTTTTAACCACTTCAGTGCAAGTGGTGCGTACAGTATCGGTAATCTCGGTACGTATATTGGTGTCAGTGTGGGTAACCAACTTAGCATGAGCGCCGGTTTTGGCGGCAGATAATTAGGAGCATAATATGAAATCTTTGTTTGAAGTTATTAATATCGACTTGGCACAAGAATATACAAAAGAACGTAAACTTGCAAAACTAGATAGTATTGCAACAGAAGTTGGTCCAACACTAGAAGCAGAAGCAAAAGAAGCTATTGCTGCAATGGATATTCCTGAAAGTGACGAACGCTTTCATTGGATTCAAAAACTTGGTCGTGCAATGGGAGCAGATTTGCTTACCATTGGTAAAGTACAACCAGAAAATATGATTGCAGCATCAGCACTTTCAGTTGAAGATTTTCAAGAAGCTGTAAAGGTAGCAGTCAAGGGTGCAAATGATTTGAATCAATGGACTGTTGCAGCAGAAAGAGCAATTGCACAAGACACAATTTCTGAAAAAATTGTATGACAAAAATAGCAATATGTGTTCCTGCTAGAGACACAGTTCATGCAGGATTTGCACTAGGGTTATCCAAGGTAGTTGAACAACTTGTAAAGACCAACATTGAACACGAGGTATTGTTTAATCTTGGTACTGTTTTACCTGACCAAAGAAATACCCTTGTAAAAGATGCAATACGTATTGGTGCTACACACATATTGTGGTTAGACAGTGACATTCATGTGCCTGCAAGTGTTGTACACACATTGTTGTCACACGATAGAGAAATTGTAGCTGCTGCATACAGCACTAGGATGCCTCCGTACAACAGTGTTGCATTTACAGATAAAGACGATTTAAACAAACGTCTTGATGCTTCAAGAGGCTTGCACAGTGTATGGGCAGTAGGAATGGGATGTATGCTTGTAGATACTGAAGTTTACAAATATTTAGGCCAACCTTGGCATAATTACGAATACAACCAACCTACTGAAAGTTTAACTGGCGAAGATATATACTTTTGTAACAACGCAAACAGTGCAGGTATTCCAGTTCATGTTGATGCAACACTGAGCCAAGAAATAGCACACTACGGAACAAAATCATTTAAACTAGGTTAATAAATTGACAACTGCTTTTGATCGTTTTAATTTATATAAAAAACAAAATTACACTGGATTAGATACTCTCAAGAAACATTTCTTGACTACTTATCCGGTGCATTATACAGATAATCCAATTGACGAAAGTGTTGCAAAACAGTACAACACGGATTATGTTTGGATAGTTGATAAAAATATAGAAGTACTTGAAAACTTTCCTTGGCACTTCTCACCTGATCAAACCAAAGAACCTGCTAGACATGTATTTCCATATGTATTCAAAGGCAGCAAGCGTATCAAAAGTTGGAGTAAGGTAAAACTTGTTCCGACCCAAGTAGAACCTGCTGAAACAATACAACACAAGCATATTGCTGCAAAATATGATGCCAAAAAAGGCAAACCACATTTTGATGTATTCTACATTGGGCAACACGATACTATACTTGATAAAATACCAGATGCTGTTCAAGTTAACAGTTTTGAAGAAGCAAAAGAAAAAGCATACACAGATATGTTTTGGCTTGTGCCTGAAGATGTTGAATTAAACAAATATTTTAAATTCAATTTTAATCCAGATGATTGGAGTACAAAAGTTGTGCATGTGTTTGGCAACGGTAGTCCAGATTCTTTTGACGGTGTAGCATTGTTTCCTACTGGATACGATCCGGCAGCCAAAGAATTACAACATCGTTTTTACGTAAACAAAAAAGAAATTAAAATACAAGCAAGCGTACCCAAACAGTATCCTGTTTACAATTTTAAAAATTATGACGAATATACTGACACATTAGAAAACTCAACTAGTGAATTGTTTTGGTATACACCTAACGATGTTGAATTAAAAAATGATTTAGATTTGTACTTTACGCATCATAATCAATACGATAGACGTACAAACCATGTCTTTTTGAATGGCAATGAATATGACGGTGTGATGTTGTTGAGCAAACATGCTCCTATTACACGCAAAGAATTTGAACATCGTTTTCTTGCAAATAAAAAAGAACACAAAGAGGTATATAGTACGCCAAAAAAGTATGAACAGTTTTGCATAAACAATTACAATGACTACAAAAAAGCATGTGTTTATAGCAAAACTGATATGTTTTGGGGTATTCCTAGTGACGTTGAAGTAGCTGAAGACTTTGATTTTGATTTATATTTTAGTCATCATAATCGTTACGATAGAACAATTACACATGTTTTTGCAAACGGGACATCATATGACGGTGTGGTATTGTTTAGTAAACATGCACCTGTGTCCAAAAAAGAAGTTGACTATAGATTTTATGCAGATAAAAAAGAATGGAACATTGTAGCAAGTCATCCTAAAATTTATCCTGTGCATGATATTGAGACATATGATCAATATCTACAAGTTATAGAGCAAGAAGACAGCGAATTATTTTGGATGAGCAGTCCAAATATTTCAATGATGACAAGTGTATATGATGTGTACATTAGTCATCATGATAGAAACCTGCGTATGCAAAATCATGTGTTTTTACATCAAAATAATGATGGTGTATCTTATAATGGAATGATATTGTGTAGTAAACACAAGTTACTTACAAAGAATGAAGTCGAATATAGACATCCAGTAGATCGTATTGAACATCCAAACGTAATTAGTAAAAATAAAAAATACGATATGTTTTGGATTGAAACATATGATCAATATTTGTCTGCATTGGAAAACAGTGAAACTGAAATGTTTTGGATGAATAGTCCAAACATTGGCACTGAATACTTTGATTTTAATTTTACATTTGACTTTGATAACACATACGATAGGCATACAAATCATGCATTTCAACACATTGTAGATAACCAAATTAGTTATAATGGCTTGTTTTTATGCAGTAAACATAAACCTTTAACACAAAAAGAAGTTGAGCATAGACATATAGTCGATGTAAAAGAATGGGATAAAGAAGGTAGTCATGATATTACATATGATAGATTTTGTATTGAATCATATGATGATTATTTAATGGCACTTGAAAATAGTGAAACAGAACTGTTTTGGGGATATACTGAAAACGTAGATACAAGAGACTTTGATTATGACTTGTATTTTACTCACGACAATACACATGATAGAAAAACAAATCACAATTTTATACACTTGGTAAATGGCAAAGTATTACGCAATGGTGTTTTCTTATACAGTAAACATGCTCCGGTTACTGAAAAAGAAATTGATTTTAGACATGTTGTAAATGCAAAAGAATGGGATATTATTGCAAGTCGTCCAGCAGCATATGAACGTTTTGTTATCAACTCTTATGCAGACTATTTGTATGCACTTGACACTACACGTACTGAAATGTTTTGGGGTATTCCTAGTGATGTAGAAGTATGTATTGATTTTGAATTTAAAGAATACTTCACTCATGATAACGAATATGATAGAAAAACCAATCACGTGTTCTTAAACAATGACACTTACGACGGTGTTGTATTGTTCAGTGCACATACACCTGTAACACAAAAAGAAATTGAAACAAGATTTTTTGTTAATAAGAAAGAACACTCGGTTATTGCAAGTTATCCCAAGCAATATGACAAATTTGTTGTCGAAACATATAATGATTATCTAAACGCACTTGAGTACAGTAAGACCGATATGTTCTGGGCTACAACACATAATATTGAAATTAAAAACGAATTTGATTTTAATTTATACTTTAGCCATCATAATCAATACGATAGAACTATCAACCATACCTTTGCACACAAAGTTAATAACGAAGTTCATCATAATGGGCTATTCTTACTGACAAAGCATGCCGTTCTCACACAGAAAGAAATTGAACACAGATTAATTGCACAACGTAAAGAATGGAATATAGTTGCTAGTGGTCCTGTACAGTATGATAAATTCAAGATTAATACTTATGAAGATTATCTATATGAAAAAAAAAAAAAAAAAACAGAAATGTTCTGGATTATACCAAAAGATGTTG